CCCTTGCAGCACCTGTCATAACCTTGTCTGGACCAAACCACTTATTTTTTTCTAACCATGACTCTAGCTTTGGGTCACGCTGTGGTTGAGGGGCTTGTTGACGGGGCTGCTGTTGCACCTGTTCTTGTTGAGCAGCATACTCTTGAGCTTGCTGCTTAGAACGTTGTTTCTGTAAACGAAGACGCTCTTTTTCAATAGCAATTTGTGATATTGCTGATTGAGCATCCGCTAATTTTTCATAATCGCCTGCTTCATGTGCTTCTGCTAATGCACGTTTTGCTTGGGCTTCTTGCGTTGTAACTCTTCCTTCATACTCAGACATATATCCCTTGTCTAAAGTTGAAAGACGCTTTTTATACTCATCATTTTGAGCTTTAATCTGTTGCGCATATTCTACTGCGGCGGCTGCTTCTTCTTCAGCTTTTTTTCTTAACGCAGTTAAATGTTTAATTCTACGCTGTGGATCTTTTTTCTTTTTATTTGGAGATTCATAATCTCTAAGCTCTTGCTCATCATCAGAATCTTCATTAGAAGAAGCTTGCTGTTCCTCTTCAGAAGACTCTTCAATAACTTCTGAGTCGTCCTCTATTTCTACGGATGTTACTTCTTCAATTTCTTTTTCTTGGGCTTCTGCCTGCATAACAAAAACTCTCCTCTGTTATCTTATACATATGAAATGTCTTTGGGGTCAAGTATCGTAGCTATAATATTATCGTCATTTATAATACGAACCTCAAGTCCTTCCACTTTAAACCTATTTCCCGCATATCTTCCTATAAGAACCCAATCTTTTTCAGAACACCACGAACCAGTTGGGAATTTCTGGGAGTCTTGGTATGCATCTGGGCCTAGTTTTACGACATAAGCTGCTACTGTTGCAAAGGCTTCTCTGTCTCTAACTGCATCAGGAACATAAACACCACCTTTGGTTTTTTCACTTGGGTAATACGGAATGATTAACATTCTGTATCCAGTTGGTTGTGGAAGACGCTCTAAAGCTGAAGCTTCCATTTGAGAAGGATCATTCTCGTTCTTGCTTTCTTCTTTATCTTTTCCAAAAGCAGTCTTTATAGGCGTAGGAATGTTTTCCATATCCTTTGGTTTTCTTGCCATACTTTCAGGCACATACAGTTTTTTACTCATCTGATAGCTCAATATTTCTCATTGCTGTTCTGATTTCTTCTTCCATAAACGTCAAACCTTTGATCTGCCCAACTGCATACTTGTAGTCATCAAACGAACCAATGTTACCTGTGCCTAAAGACACCTGTATGTCATCACGGCGTTGACGTAACTTTTTGTAGAGGTATTCAGCTAGATTTAGTGCGTCCATGAGATCTCCATACTAGGACATTATACAATCCATAGGAGAATACAAGTATTTATCCCAGAGTTTTAGAAAATACCCTGAAATTTTTGGGGTCGAGCTATTTTGCTAAAGCGTTTTGTTACGCCACCACTAGCTTTTGCTTGCGGCTTTCTTTTTGGCAGAGGCTTTCTTTTTAGGAGCCGCTTTCTTTTTGGGTTTCTCAACCCACGCTTCGTTTTCTGGAGTGCTTGGGTCATCTGATATATAATGTCCTTTATCGCTACGAGCACGAACCATTTCTGTAACTACTTCTGGAGTAGTCGTAGCCTCTCTTTTGGCTACTTTCTTTTCTTTTTCAACTTGAGCCATTTTAGCCCTTACACTACTGGTCATTGTCTGACTCCTTTCATTTGCGCGTTGATAGCCGCAATATCCCTTTGTGTTTGAATACGATCTTCTGCGACTCGTGTTTTATCGGCTAAAGCGTCTTGCTGTAGGTTTAGCCTTTCTTGAGCCAAACTAGCGTCAGCCATTTCTTTCTCACGCTCTAGTTCTTGTTTGGCATCAAACTCTGTAGATTTACGTTCCATATCTGCTGCTTTTAGCTGTAGCTCCTGTTGCCTAATTTCAACAAGAGGATCGGCTCCTTCACCCACAGGCTCAACTGTTTGAGTAAATTCCTCAGTAAGTTCTGCAATAATCATTGCAGCTTGACGTTCAATTGCAGGCTGTAGCATCTGCATAGCCTCTGGATTTTGCTGAACCTCTGGCCCTGCCTGTTCCATAACCATTTGCTGTGCTTGTTGTTCTGCCAACATACCAATATGTTCTTGAATATGTCCTTGTAGCGTTGCCATAGCTTGTGGATTTGTTTGAACCACAGGCGTTGCCATAATCGCCAAGTGTGTTTCCATGTGAGCTTTATGATCTTGCTGTGGAAACGCTTGAGGCATACCGCCAGTGATTGCAATCTTATTCTCCATAGCCGCGTTCATTGGCATTGGTTGTGGAGGCGGTGGTAGTATTGAATCAATATTGTTTACACCAAGTGCCTCATACATCTTACGATAAGCTTGATACAATCCTTGTGGCCCACCGTGAATCTGTGGGTTTGATTGCACTAACTGTAACTGTGTTTGTGCAAGCGCAATACGCTGTGCCATAGAAAAGATGTTAGGATCACTTACAGGAAGAACATCAACCCTTGCATCAAAGTCTTGTGCGAATATCTCAGGGCCAACCTCTGTTGATGGCATATATGGATATGCCTGAATAGTTTCAGAAAACACCTTAGATAACAGCTTAAACTCAATTTTTTGCGAATAATGCATGCGTTTATGGATCGCAGACATGACTTTTGTACCACGTTCCATAATAGCCATTGTTGTTCCAACAGGCGTTTCACCGCCCATTTCAGCTATTTTCATGTCTGCCATAGCCGCAAAACGCCGCCCTGCGTCCACGAGAGTGCCTAAAAGGTTATACAATGTACCTGAAGGCTCTTTAAACGGTAAAGGCATCAAGGAAGAGCGTATATCAGAGCCTGCAACGTCTATATCTCTGAACTCTCCAGGCTGTAGGGGGTTGTCTTCATCTCGAATCCTTGCTCCACGAGCCTTAAACCCCGCAGGTAAGTTAGAAAGCGTACCCGCATCAATTAATTGACGTAAAATAGAGGTAGAAGCCTGTGCCAAGCCACCAATCATGTGCGTAAGACCAAGACCATAGAAACCTAACCCTGGAAGGAACTTATAATGCACAAAATAGTCCTTGCGCCGCATCATTGTGTCCATTTCTTCGTAATTTCTACGAATTGATAGGACTTCACCCGTATCTTCCACGATTGTAACGATATATGGCAGTTTTAGGCCGCTAGTAGCGCCATCATTGCCCATGTCTTCAAAGCCTTTGAGGTCTAAATCGGTGTGAACCTCGTATAATGTTAGTTCAACAGACGCATTACTAGGGTGAACACCCTGTATTTCGTTAATTGTCTCCTGAACCTCTGACATTTCTTCGCCACTTGACCCATTGTCGGGCAAATCAACGTCACGATAGAACCCTGCTAACTGAAGCTTCCTTACTTCGTTAGAATCCATCTTAATTACATGCGTAATTCTAGGACATGTGGCTAAATCTGTAGCTCCATAGGGCACAACCAAGTCTTCAGCATGCACAAACTGACTTACGGCACGACCTCTCAGAGGATCAAAATAAACTTTTTTGAATGTTGAACCCACAATCGGAAGATAAAACAACATCTGATCCATTTCTGGGTCATATTCTTCCATCTCATAGGTAATCATGTAGTTCATGTAGTCTTTTACACGTTCAGATTGCTTTACAAGCTGCTCATTCTGTCCTCCAATTACTTGTGTTCTTACAGGACCAGTTGCAGGCAACATTTCACGATAAGCTTGTGCTTGAAATTGTGTAACACTTTCAGCCAAAAGAGGATGAACAACGCCAGAGGAACCCTCAAAAGGCTCAACTCTTTCTTCGTTCTGCATTCCTAAGTAATCTAGACCACGCTTGTATGTATCTTCCCAATCTTGTCTTGATGAGAAATCATCGTCAATGCTCCCAATCAAATCATTTGATATTTGACCAAGATCCCCCTCTTCCATGACTTCTGCTAAATTGGAATCAAAAGCAACTTCAACCGTTGCTTCCATTTCTGTGTATTCTCCAACAATAGCAGAGCCATCGTCAAAGTTAAAAACTCCAGGGTTTTCACCTATCGCATCTCCAACCAACACTTCAGCTTGTTCAAGCATCTGTTGCTCTAAAGCACCACCTGGACCTGCATCTTTTTCAATAGCCATTTTCTTTCCCTTTTAGGTGTTGGAGCGAAAGTCGCTCAACCATCATGGAGCAGTAACACTTTGGGAGCGCCTGCATCAATGGGCAGGGAGATGCCACATTCGATATCCTCCGCCCCAACCTCAATATTCTGTGACTCACAGCAATCAAAGAAAACCTGATTTATACCAGATGTTAATTTTTCTATATCAATGCTGTAAATCACATCACTCATTATTTAGTTCCAGAAAAACTAGTGCCACGAAGAGCGGCACCACCGCCACGACACATATTTCCTTTACTCTTTTTACGTTTTTTAACTTTAGCTTCTCCGCCTTCTTCCATCATTCTAAAATCTGCACCTGATATTTTTCCATCTTTATTTTTATCAAGCTTTTTCTGACCACCAACAAGAGCAGCACCGCCTGCTTCCATTTTTTGTGGTTGCATTCTTTTAGCAATTTTAGCGGCTGACCTGCCCATTCCAGGCATAACAACTCCACTTAAAGACCCAAGTAATTTCATTAGATCTTCTTTGCTGTAATTATCAAGAGGATTCATACCACGAGTACCACCACTTGGACCTGACCCAATATCCTTAGAATCATTTCCTTCTTCAATTGCTCTTAAAATATCAGATTCAGTCATTGATCCTATTAAGGATTCTTTAGTAATTTTATTTGCAGAACCTGGCCTTGGCCTTGGTTTGATAATTTTATTAGCCATTATGTTTGTCCTTTGAATTTGGGGCCGCGACCATTCATAACAGCGCCGCCGTTTTTCATTGCAGTTACTCCAGATCTCTCCATGTCTTTCAATTGTTTTTTAATTGTTTCGTTCATGTCTACATCTGCATAAAAGTTTTTTAAAGAAGCTGCCGTTCCTACTGTGGGAGAACCAACTCTGTCAATCGTGGCAGGACTACCAGAACCCCTTACCCTATTGGCACCGCCTTGTGGAAAGCTAGGAACATCAGGATCTTTTTTTATTTCAGGTTCAGGTATTTTTTTAACCTTTCTTCTAAGGCTTTTTTCTTTTCTCTTTTGTTTTTTATCTTTTTCTGCCATCAGTAATATTCCTTTTTCCTACGAGAATACATCAAATCATCGTCCTCATAATCACTTGGGGTCGTAATAAAACCACCCTGTCTAAAACGCAGTATAGCCTGAGTCATCGAATCCGCCAAGTCATCATGTTCACCATTTGGAAATGAAGCGCATTCCTCAATAACCTCATCGGCAAAATTAGTCTCTGGTGCCCAAACCATACCGCTTTCAAACACAGGAGCGCAAGCATGCATTCTCGTAAACTTATCTGCACCACGCCCAGGTGTGAAAGGAGTCACAGGTATACCCATCCTTCGCAGTTCTTGCGTCAATGGCATACCAGAACCCTTTTGCTCTATCAAAATCATATCAGGGTCAAACTCTGTGTATAACTCATGCGCAGCCTCTTTTAACTCAGGAAACTCCCATCTACCGCGCACAGCGTCAAGTAAAATAATATGATCCTCGCCTGTATCCTCGTGATGAAACACACCCCAAGTTGTAATCGCAGAGTAGTCTGCCCTATCGCTTTTGCTAAACGCCGTGTCATAACTTTGAATAATATAGCTGCAAAAAGGTGGGTCTTCCTTCTCCCACAAGTTCCACCAATCACGCTTTACAATCGCACCCTCTTCAGCAGTCGGGTTCTGCATATACTGCGAGTTCCACTTGCCTACAGGAATAGAAGCCTTTACGCCCTCTAGCTCATCCAAAGGCCAGAACTCAGGCCATAAAGAATCGCCAGATGGCATGATCGCAGGAAACTCTACAACCTCCCATTTATCTGCACCCTTTTCATTCTGCTTTTGCAAAACCTTTGCAGTTAAGTCACGAATGCTCCATCGCGTCATCACAATGATAATCGCTCCCCCAGGCTGCAAACGCTGTCTAGGGCCAGAAGTATACCACTCGTAGATATTATCTAATGCGCTAACGCTTAACGCATCCTGTTCCGAAACGGGATCGTCAATAATCGCCAAATCAGCGCCGCGACCCGCGAGAGCGCCGCCCACACCCACAGCGTAGTATTCACCACCACCATTCGTACTCCATCGACCAGACGCTTTAGCGTCTGTCGCAAGACTGACATTAGGAAAGACATCTCTAAAATCCTCGCTATCTATAAGGTTCTTAACCTTTCTACCAAAACCAACAGCAAGCTCCGCTGTGTGCGTTGCTTGAATAATCTTTAAATCTGGCTTTCTCCCCATAAGCCATGTGGGAAATAAATAACTCGCAAACTCAGACTTCGTATGTCGTGGCGGCATATTAATAATCAACCGCTTGAGCTTGCCATCTGCTACTGCCTGTAGCTTCTCAGCGTATATTTTATGATGCCTACCCTCAATAAACTGAGGCCAAACATGCTTCACGAAACTCATAAAGTTATCGTGCTTCTCTGTCCTGTTATCTAATGTTTTAAGCCGCTCCAACATGGGAGCGACCTTCGCTAACTCTTCGTCAGTCAGATACTTAGTAAAGTCACTAAGCTCATTCATAAGCTACCCCGCGAGAGCCTGCAAAAAATTATCCGCAGCGCGATTTAATCCTGCCATGCCACCTTCTTGCATAGGCTGAACATTCGCAGATATAGGCGCAATGTTTGGCGCAGCCGTTGTAATCCTTGCAAGAACATCGTCAAAACTCTCACCTGAAGTGCCAGTGCCAATGCCTGAACCTGGAGTTCCATCAACCTCTTCTTCTTCTTTCTTAGGCTCACAAATCTTTGTCTCAGGATTGTAAATATAGCCCTCAGTGTTACAGACCTTGTTGCCATCTTCATCAACGGTATGACCTGTATCAACTTCTGTGGTGGTATCAGAACCGCTGTCACCGCCATCATCGCTGCTTGAAAGTTTGTCAAAAATATTTTCAACAACTACACCGTCTTTTGTATTAACATAGGTATTGTTGTTTCCAACCACATTACCTTCTGCATCGTAAACGCCAATTGTGCCTATTTCTTGACCGTCACCCGCGCTCATCTCCTGTAGCTTTTCAAAGTTAGCTCGTCCTTCAGGAGTATCGCTTAAATCAAGAGCATCTTTCTCAGAATCATACGCAAACGTGCCAGTAGCTGCATAACCCTTTAGTATTTTGTCTGCTATTTCTTTATTTCTTTCGTTAGGATCAAAAGCACCAAAAGTTAAATTTTTAACAATTTTACCAATAACTTGTTCAGCAAAGTTAGGATCTTTAGTAAACGCATTAAACGCATCTGTCAAAAGCTGTGTTTGAGCAGCGCCAGGTACTTGAGGCGTTCTATTTAATCTCTCATCTGGATTTGCTAAATTTTCTAAATATATTTCTAACAATCCTGTATTTCTCAATACATCAAGATCAACTACAGGCTTTCCATCTTCGCCTTTCGGTATTAATTTTAATCTAGGATCAGATTTATCATCTTTATCAGACCCGCCTGTACCCGCTTTTGGCGGAAACATAGACTGTATTTTTTCTACAGGGAATTGATTAGGATCTTTTGATGAGCCTCCGCCAGAAGTGCCTGTTACGAAATCTGGAGCAGGGCTTGTGCTTGGAAACCCCGTGCCTGGATCTTCAGGAAAATAACCCAAATCTGATCCAATAGGCGTAGTCGCGCCTGGAATCGCTGTCATAGACATATCAGGATAACCAGAACCTGGCCCTAAACCAACGTCTGGATCTGCGAAAAGACCTTGATTTAAAAAGTTTGCTTTATTCAGGAACCTTAAATTATCATCACCGCCCGCAGGAACAGTGGGAGATGTTGTATCTCTATCAGGAGCGTCAGGGGCAGTGTCAGAGCCTCTAGGAGTTATGCCCTCTATTCCGCTAAAACTAAATGGAAGATTAAACGGCTGATTAGGCAACCCTTGTGGACCTAACAAATCATTTATTTGAGGAGCGTATTTAAGATAAGTATCAGCCGCCATTTGACCAAGCTTTTCACTATCACCCTCCATACGCTTGCCTTCAGGAAAACGTTCAGCGTATTGTTTATAAAGTTCTTGTTGAACATTTCTAGCAGCTTGGTTTCCAGAACCATACATCTGTTGCTGAATACCTAAGTTAGCCTTGTCCCTATCTGCGGCACTACTATGCGTATTGCCCAACATATCTGTGTAAGTTGTTGTTACCTCTTCCGAACCAAGGGTAGGTGTGAAAATATCTACATCACCACCTGTGACAGGAGCAGGAGAACCGCTCGTTAAAGCAACGTACTCAGCGCCTGATACATCCGTATCCGCCTGCGCAGCAGTGTCATAATCCTTACCACTACTTGTTGTGCCAAAATTAACATTGGACGTATCACTTGTTATGTTAGTACCGCCTCCCGCGCTAATTTGTTGATTTAACTCAGCAGATGTAGGCGTGTAATCATCATCGCCAAAAGACATTTTATCAGAGGATGATGGCTTGTCATCGTCATCGTCATCAGGATCACCCGCTTTGTAATTAGTAGTAATGGGTTTGTAACCACTGTTAAAGTTCTTTGGAGCATCACTCGCGCCACCACCAGACGTAACACCTGTCGGTGGATAACTCGGTATACCCCCTGGACCCGCAATCCCAGAACCGCCAAAACTACGCAATAACGCCTCTTCGTCCTGATTAATATACGCTAAACCATGTGGCTGACCCGCAATGTTAGTCTGCATCGGAACAGCGCCGCCCATAGCCATAGGTTGAGGAGCACTCAAAAATCCAGTGTTAAGCTCCGAACCAGTGCCATATGAAGCATCTCCAGACATAG